CGAGTTCGAAGAGCGCGCGGGCAAGCTGATCAGCCGCGATGAGGTGACCGTCGCCGCGTTCACCAAGGCGCGCACCGTGCGCGACAACCTGTTGAACATTCCCGACCGCGTGGCGGCGATGCTCGCGGCGGAAACCGATCCGGTGCGCACGCACCAGATCCTGACGGATGAGCTTCAGAAGGCGTTGATTGAGCTCTCTGGCGATCTACAGCGGCTGAGATCTACGACGAAGCGTTCCGGGCCGGCCTAAAGCCGGAACCGCTGATGACGATCTCGCAATGGGCCGACCGCTACCGCGTGCTCTCGCAGCGCGCTTCTGCCGAGCCGGGCCCGTGGCGCACCGATCGCACGCCGTACCTGCGCGAGATCATGGACTGTCTCTCGCCGTCGTCGCCCATCGAGCGCGTGGTGTTCATGAAGGGTGCGCAGATCGGCGGCACCGAGTGCGGCAACAACTGGATCGGCTATGTGATCCACCAGGCGCTGGGGCGAATGATGGCGGTGCAGCCCACGGTCGAGATGGCCAAGAGGAACTCGAAGCAGCGCATCGATCCGCTGATCGAGGAGAGCAAGGCGCTGGAAGGAACTGGTCCGGGATCACCGTTCGCGCGACAGCGGGAACACGATCCTGGCGAAGGAATTTCCAGGAGGCGTGCTGGTCCTCACGGGAGCCAACAGCGGCGTTGGGCTGCGTTCGATGGCAGCGCGGTATCTGTTCCTCGATGAAGTGGACGGTTATCCGGGCGATGTGGACGGTGAAGGCGATCCCGTGAATCTGGCGCTCGCCCGCACTCGTACATTCGCGCGGCGGAAGCTGTTCATGGTTTCGACGCCGAAGATCGCGGGGCGGAGCCGCATCGACAAAGCTTACGAAGAAAGCGATCAGCGCCGCTACTGGCCCGCATTGCGGCGAGTTCCAGGTGCTGAAGTTCCAGCGGCTGCAATGGCCGAAGGGAGAGCCGGAGAAAGCTGTCTACTTGTGCGAGCACTGCGACGGCGCGATCGAGAACTTCCACAAGACCCATATGCTCGAGCGCGGAGAGTGGCGGGCGTCGTCCGCGAACGACGGTAAGACGGTGGGCTTCCACTTGTCGAGCTTGTACTCGCCGGTGGGCTGGTTCTCCTGGGGCCAGGCCGCGCGCATGTTCGAAGAAGCGCAGAAGAGTCCCGAGCTGCTTCAGGTGTTCGTGAACACCGTGCTCGGCGAGACGTGGGTGGAGCAGGGCGAGGCTCCCGACTGGCGGCGTCTCTACGATCGCCGCGAAGATTACCGCATCGGCGTGGTTCCGGCGGGAGGATTGTTTCTGACCGCTGGCGCGGATGTGCAGAAGGATCGCATCGAAGTTGAGATTGTTGCCTGGGGACGCGGGAAAGAATCGTGGTCCGTCGATTACCGCGTGCTCAAGGGCGACACGTCGCGGCAGCCGGTGTGGGGCGAGCTGACGAAACTCGCCGGCGAAACGTTCCGCACGCACCCCGGTGTGGACCTGCCGGTCGTGAAGCTGGCGATCGATTCCGGCTACGCGCCGACCGAGGTGTACGGCTGGGTGAAGCAACAGAGTCCGGGCCGGGTTGTGGTGGTGAAGGGCGACTCGCGCGCGCCCGCGCTGGTCGGGCTGCCGTCATCGGTTGAAGTCGGGCCGCACGGAAAACGCATCCAGCGCGGCGTGCGGATCTGGCCGGTGAACAGCGGCATGGCGAAGCAGGAACTGTACCGCTGGCTGCGCCTGGAGCGGCCGACGGAAGAATCGGGCGAGCCGTTCCCGGCGGGCTACTGCCACTTCCCACGCTATAACGAGGAGTTCTTCAAGCAGCTCACGGCTGAGCAGTTGGTGACGCGCGTCGTCAACGGGTATCCGAAACCCGAGTGGCAGAAGACGCGGGAGCGGAACGAAGCGCTGGACGCGCGTGTGTACGCAATGGCAGCGGCGGTGATCCACGGAATCGAGCGCATCCCTGAGAAGAAGTGGGCCGAAATGGAAGAGGCGCTTCGGCCTCCGCAAGCAGGCGAGCCGTCTCCGCGCAAGAAGGCGATCTTTCAGCCGGTCGTTTCCGGCGACCCGTACCTGTAATGGCAACTCAAGCGGAACTGGAAGCGCGGATCACGGAAGCCGAGGCGGCGCTGCACCGGCTGCTCACCGGCTCACGTGTGGAGGAGATCGATAGTCCCTCGGGGCGTGTGCGGTACACCAGCACGAACACCGGTGACCTCGAGCGCTACCTCCCCTGGTTGAAACAGCAGATCGAAACAACGCAGCGCGGCAATCGCAAACCGATCCTCTTCGAATTCCCAGGATGATTCAGGCCATTTCGACAACGCTCCGGCGCACACTGAAAAGCGTGCAGGGAGGGCTGCGTCTGTCGGCGGATGCGGCGCATCAGGGTGCGTCGCTTACCTCGCGCGAGCTAGCATCGTGGCCCACTTCGCAGGGATCGGCCGACGCCGACCTTCTTCCCGATCTGCCGACGCTGGTCGCGCGCAGCCGCGATCTCATCCGCAACCACAGGATCGCGAGCGGCGCGGCGCAGACGCTGGTGGACAACGTGGTCGGCGGCGGTCTGCGGCTTTCGGCGACGCCGGATTACCGGGCGCTTGGCAAAGACAAGGATTGGGCCGAAGAATGGAGCCAGCAGGTCGAAAGCCTCTGGCGGTCGTGGGCCGAGACGGCCGAATGCGATGCGTCGAACAGCCTGACGTTCGCCGGGCTCACGGCACAGGTGTTCCGCGCGGCGCTCCTGAACGGCGAGTCGCTGGCGCTGCCGCTGTGGATGCCGCGGTCGAACGTCCGGTTCGCCTCGCGCGTGCAGGTGATCGAGTCGGAGCGGCTGTCGAATCCGAACCTGCGCATGGACACGACGAACCTGCGTGGCGGGATCGAGATCGATGAGTATGGAGCGCCCGTCGCCTACTGGCTGCGGAAGTCCCATCCGGGAGATGCGTTGCTCGGCGGCGCGCTATTCGCCGGCGATTGGGCGCGTGTCCCGGCGTTCACCGCATGGGGACGCCGCCGCGTGATCCACATCCACGACAAGGAACGCACCGGACAGACGCGCGGCAAGCCGATTCTTTCCGCTGTGCTTCAGCAGTTCAAAATGCTGGATCACTACCAGCGCACGGAGTTGCAGGCCGCGGTGGTGAACGCCATGGTAGCGGCGGTGATTGAGACGCCGCTCGATTCGCAGTCCATCGCCGAGATGATGGGCGGCGACGCGAACGCCTACCTGACCACGAAGAACGAGTACCGCGTACAGCTCAAGGACGGCGCGGTGATTCCGCTCTATCCCGGCGATCAGTTGAAGCCGTTCACGCCGGCGCGGCCCGCGTCGCAGTATTCAATGTTCGTCGAGACCGTGCTGCGGCACATCGGCACGGCGCTCGGGCTTCCCTACGAACTGCTGCTCAAGGATTTCTCGAAGACCAACTATTCGAGCGCTCGCGCCGCGTTGCTCGAAGCCTGGCGGTTTTTCCGTGGCCGCCTTCAGTGGCTCGCGACGCACTGGGCGACGCCGGTCTACGAACTGTGGCTCGAGGAGGCCGTCAATCTCGGGCTCGTCGAAGCGCCCGACTTCTACGGCAGCCGCTACGCCTACACGCGCGCGAAGTGGATCGGGCCGGGCCGCGGATGGATCGACCCGGTGGAGGAGGCGCAGGCCGCGCAGATCCGCATGGACGCCGGAATCTCGACGCTCGAAGACGAATGTGCCGAACAGAGCCTCGATTGGGAGGAGGTTCTCGAACAGCGCGCGCGGGAGCGAGCGCGGATGGAAGAGTTGGGCTTGCTTGAAGCCGCCGTTGAGTCGAGCCGCCGCCCGGTAGTGAATCAGACAGAGGAGCGTGTCGCATGAGAGCTTTCGTCTACACCGCCGACCGCCCCTGGGCGATCACCGAGGCCGGGCTGCGGCAGATCCTGGAGATCGCCGAGCGCACGAACCCCACCCCGGAGGCGGTTGCCGCGCAGATCGGTCACCCGCTGGAGAACACGCGCCGTGTCGATGTGCGCGACGGTGTCGCTGTGATCCCGATCGTCGGCCCCGTCTTTCGCTACGCCAACCTGTTCACCGAGGTGAGCGGCGCGACATCGATCGACGTGCTCGCGCGCGACTTCAATGAAGCTGTCGCGAATCCGTCCGTTCGCGCCGTGCTGTTGAATGTGAACTCTCCGGGCGGCGAGGCCGACGGCGTCAACGAACTGTCCCGGATGATCTACGAGGCGCGCGGGTGCAAGCCCGTCGTGGCTTACGTCGGCGGTCTCGCGGCGTCGAGCGCCTACTGGATCGCTTCGGCTGCCGATGAGATCGTCGCTGAGGAGTCGGCTCTGTTCGGAAGCATCGGCGTCGTCGCCACGTTCCGCGATACGCGTGGCCGCGACGCAAAGGCCGGCGTCGCCACCTACGAGATTGTGTCCAGCCAGTCGCCGTACAAACGCCCGGACTCGGCGACGGAAGAGGGCCGCGAGCAGATCCAGGTCATCGTGGATTCGCAGGCCGAGATCTTCATCAACGCCGTCGCCCGCAACCGCCGCGTCAATCCCGAAACCATCCAGGCAAATTTCGGTCGCGGCAACCTCGTGCCGGCCAGCCAGGCGATCACTGCGGGTATGGCCGACCGGCTGGGCACTTATGAAACAACTCTCGCGGCTTTCGCCGCGCGATTCCAACGAACGAAAGGAGTCATCGTAATGGAGCAACCCACCACGACGGCGACCGCGCCACCGGACACTCATCTCGCGGAACGCGCGCGCATCGCCGCCATCCTGAATTCACCCGAGGCCGAAGGACGCGAGCAGTTGGCGCGGGCCATCGCCCTCGAAAGCGATCTCGACGCGGACGCCGCGCGCAAGCTGCTTGCTTCCGCGCCCGTGCCGAAGCCGCAGACTGCGTTTCACGCGGCAATGGCGGCGGTCGAGAACCCGAAGGTCGGCGCGAACGCGGCACCGGACGAGGACGCGTCCGAGGTCCAGCGGATTCTCGCTGTCCACAACCAGTTGAGGAGGAGCTAACCCATGGCCGGTTTTTCGAGTGCAACTTTCACCCCTGACCGCCTGATCGCGGGCGAGGACGACATTCTCTCGCGCAAGGTGACGATCGCGAGCGGACAGAATCTCGTGCGCGGCGCGCTGCTCGGCAAGATCACCTCGGGCGGCAAGTACATCCTGTCGCTCTCCGGCGCGTCCGACGGCTCGGAAGTGCCCGACGCCATTCTCGCGATGGACACCGACGCAAGCGGCGGCGACAAGGAGGCGATGGCCTACTTCACCGGGCGCTTCAACGAGTCGGCCCTGACGCTTGGAGCTTCGCACACCGCTGCGAGCATCCGCGAGGGCCTGCGCGTCAAGGGCATTCACCTGGTTTCGGTGCAGCCCGCCTAACGAAAGGAGATTGAACCCACATGCCTGACCTGTTTTCCACCAACGTATTGAACGGCGTGGTCGCGGACCTGAAGCGGCCTTCGAGTTTTCTGCTCGATCGCTTCTTCCCCAACGTCCAGACCGAAACGTCCGAAGAGATCCACTTCGATGTGGACGACGCCAAGCGGCGGCTTGCGCCGTTTGTTTCCCCTCTCGTCGAAGGGAAAGTCGTCGCCGGGCGCGGCTACACGACCAACACCTTCAAGCCCGCCTATATCAAGGATAAGCGGGTGTTCGACACCAACCGCCCGCTGAAGCGCTCGATCGGCGAACAGATCGGCGGCAGCATCTCGCCAATGGACCGGTTGCGCGCCATCCTCGCCTTCGAACTCGAGGACATGCTGAACATGCTGACGCGGCGGCTCGAGGTGATGGCGGCGACGGTGCTGCGCACGGGCGCAGTGACGATCGTCGGCGACAACTACCCGAGCGTTTCGGTCAACTTCGGCCGCGACGGTGCACATACGATCGTGCTGACCAATCCGAACCGATGGTCCGATACCGGCATCAACCCGCTCAACAGCCTCCAGGACTGGGCGCAGATCGTGCTCAAGAAATGCGGCGCGATGCCCACCGATGTGGTGATGGACGTCGCCACCTGGAAGGTGTTCCGCGCGAACACCGAGGTGCAGAAGCGGCTTGACCTGTACCGCGCGGTCGGTGCGCAGCCCACGATGCAGCTCGGCGCGCAGATCACCGAGGGCGGCGTGTACATGGGCTCAGTGGACGGCTTCAACATCTTTGTCTACGCGGGCTGGTACATCGACGACGCGGGCGTCGAACAGCCGATTCTGGCGAGTGGCACGGTGCTGATGGGCGGGCAGCTTCAGGGCGTGCGGGCGTACGGCGCGATCCGGGATGAGGCCGCGGGCTACCAGGCGGTCCCCTACTACGTGAAGTCGTGGACGGAAGAGGACCCGGCGGTGCGCTTCGTGATGATGCAGTCGGCTCCGCTGGTGGTGCCGTATCGAGTGAACGCGAGCCTCGCGGCAACGGTGCTTTAACCATGAAAGTGAAAGGACTCGTTACCATTTATGCCGGCAGCGACATCCATCCGCCCGGCGCTGTGTTCACGATCAACGACACGGAAGGGCAGGACCTGGTCGCGCGAGGATTTGCTGAAGCCGTCGAAACAGGACGCGACGACGAAGAGTCAGCGCCCGAACCCCGGAAGAAGCGATGAGCGCGCCGCCCGGCTTCGACTGGCCTGCCGAACTCGCGCGAAAACTCACGCTTCAGGTCGCAACCTTCGGGATCGATGTCAGCTACCAGCCCCAGGGCGGAACGGCGTTCACTGTCAAGGCCATCGCGGAAAGCGTCGCGCAGCCGGAGAACCAATCTCCCGGCGTTTACGCCCGCCTGTTCGTCAACGCGGCCGACTTCGCGGCCACGCCGGCGAGCGGCGACGAAGTGACGATCGGATCGACCGTCTACAAGGTCTGGCTGGTTGAAGCCGGGATCGAGGGCAATCTCAACCTGATGCTGCGGCAGAAGTGAGCCATGCCGTCCGTTCGCATCTATCACAAGAAGCAGATCCGGCTCGATCGGCTGAACGTCCGGCAACACCAGATGTTCAAGATCGGCACGGTCGGCGTCGCGGCGGTGAAGAACCGCCTGGCTTCCGCGCTTGGACCGCAGGACGCGCCGGCGAAGCCTCTCACCAAGCGCTACGCCATCTACAAAACGAAGCTCGGACGGGGCAATCGCCGTAATCTGACGTTCTCGGGCGACCTGCTACGGAACTTCCAGGTCCGCACGGTGAGTGAGAACCGCGCGAAGGCGAGCCTCTCGACGCGGAAGGATCGCATCAAGGCCTGGGTCAACCAGAAGATCGAGCCGTGGATGGTGCTCTCGCCCCGGAATAAAACGGCAGTCGTCGAAGCCACTCGCCGCGTGATGAACGAGATCAAGTCGCGGCTGGTGGTTGAAAGCGCGCTTGGAGGCAAACAGCGGTGATCGATCCTTCGGAGTTGGTTAACAACCTGGTCGCCGCGCTGCGGTTGATTCCAGACCTGGTCGCCGAGATGGATGGCGACGCCGGGCGCATTTACGCCTATCACGATCAGTATCCGAAGCGGTCGAGCCTGGCGCACGCGATTCACCAGATGCCCGCGCCGTCGATCATGGCCGTGTGGCAAGGAACGCAGCCCGGCAGCTTCGGCGAAGTGGACGTTTGGAAGCACCAGGTCACGCTTTATCTGCGCGCGCGGGACGCTTCTGATTCCGACGCGCCCGCCTATCACCGGATGTTCCGGTTGATCACCAAGGGCGTGCCCACCGGCTCGGACGTGCCAATGCTGAACGTCACGGTCCATCCCTCCTGCCACGCGATGGACCTGCCCTTGATCCAGCGGCAAACCGACGCCGAGGGCCTGGACTATTTCGAGGTTCCCATCACGTTTACGGAGATTGGCGATGACTAACGACAAAGTCTGGATGCGGCCGAACGACGGCCATAGCGAGCCGCAAGAGTTCGACGGTAAGCCAGAAATACTGGTGCCGTTGATGGTCTCGGGCTGGAGCCAGTGCGACCCGCCCGCAAAGGAAACGGAAGAGAAGCGCAGTGTCGACGACTAGACTGCAAGAGGTCCTGATCGGCTTCGGCAAGGGCAAGCAGACCGACATCGCGACCGCGAACCTGGTCGCCAACGTCTGGCAGTTGAAGAAACTCAACGCCGCGCTCGCCAACCCGAAGCTCAACACCGAGGACGATTCGCAGGAGTACGGCAAGGGCCACGAGTTCGCCACCACTTTATTTAAGACATCCGGGGGCGCGTCCGGGAACCATCGAAAAATACCTGGGCGCGGAGATCGCGGCGTGGGCGATGGCATTCGGCCTCGGCAAGGTGGTGAAGTCGGGCGCCTCGCCGAACTTCACTTACACCTGCACGCCGTTGTTTCCGGCGAACGGCGACGCCGCGGAACTTCCGTACTTCTCTTTCATCGAGCAGATCCGCCCGGGCGCGGGCGCGGTCATCGATCGCATGGCCGTGGGCTGCTCGGTCGAAGGCTGGACCATCACAATTGGATCGGGACCGGGCCGCGCCAACAGCAAGATCACGGTCGAGTTCATCAGCTCGGGCAAAGTTACCGAGCCATCCGGGATCACGCTGCCCGCGGCCACAGCGGAAAAGCTCCTACCGTCGGCGTCGCTCGCGCTCACGATCAACGGCGTCGATTACGTCACGAGCAAAAACATCGTCTCGCTCGAAACCTCCTGGAAGAACAACATCCAGGCGGACGCGGGCTTCTTTCCGGGCTCCGGGTTTCAGACGCCCGGCGATGCGGCGTCGGGCGCGATCCGCGGGCGGCTTGAGTTCGGCAATCGCCAGGGCATGCTGAAGTTCGTGGCGCGATTCGATAACGCCTCGACTGAGCTGACGAAACTCAAGAACCAGACCACGGGCACGGCGGTCATCGCGCTCACGTTTGACGCCAACAACTCGCTGACGATCACCTGGCAGAAGGTGGCGTTCGCGACGGCGGAAGTGGGCGAGACCAACGGCATAGTGACAGTGGCGATCGATTGCACGCCGCTCTATGACACGACCAACGGAATCATCTCCGCCGTGGCCAAGTGCACGGTGGACGGCATCTGCCAGTAGGCGGCTTTATGGAAAC